TTCTAATCACTGGAGCTGCTCGTTCTGGTACCAGTATGATTGCTGGCATAATTAATATGTGTGGAGCGTTTGGAGGAAAAATGTCAGGTCCAAATAAAAGTAATCAGAAAGGAATGTTTGAAAATGCTGAAATACGCAACGAGATTGTTAAACCTTATATGCAACAAATTGGAGTTGATCAAATGGGGCAGTACCCTCTGCCGGATGTGAATAGTTTGATGATACCAACTGATTTGAGAAAGCGGGTAGAGCAAGTAATGTTGGATCAGGGATATACAGGGGGACCGTGGATGTATAAGGGGGCTAAAATGTGCTTGGCATGGCCGATATGGCACTATGCTTTTCCAAATGCCAAGTGGATTATCGTACGGCGTAGAACCGGAGACATTATTCAATCCTGTTTAAAAACTGGATTTATGAGGGCATTTATAAGAGAAGATCAACGTAAAGCGGTTGGGGTAAAAACTGAAGCTGATGGTTGGAAATGGTGGGTACGGCAACATGAACAACGGTTTATTGAAATGATTACAGAGGGAGTAAATTGTAAAGTAGTTTGGCCACAGAGAATGGTATATGGAGATTATCAACAGATACATGAAACATTGGAATGGTTAGGGTTGGAATGGAAATCAGAAGTTTTAAATTTTATAGATCCATTATTATTTCACACGCGAAAAAAAGAAAAAAATGGTAATACTAATAACAGGTAAAGCTCATTCAGGTAAATCACATTATGCTCAGGCACTGGTTAAGGAATTAACGGATGCTGATGTACTCGTATCCTCATTTGATGGAGATCATTTTAGAAAACAAACTCACAACTGGGATTTCACTGATAAGGGACGGATTCAAAATTTGGTAAAGGTAGCATCATTAGCAAGGCAGAGAGAATTTGCGGGGGACATAGTTATATTATCATTTGTGGCTCCACGTAGAGCATGGAGGAATATGATGAGAGGATTTTGGGATGAAAGTAGATTGGTGTATTTGCCTGGAGGAACATTGTGGAAAGATACAACATACGAAACACCTACTGAGGATGAATTTGAAATATATAAAAGCAAAAAAATAGGAGGTAAATAATGGCAACACGGACATCAGCCGCAGAAGTTAGATTGATTATGGATAACCTTACTGAGGATAATTTGAGTGATACCAGAGTAGAGTCTTTTATACTTGGGGCAAATGCTTTGGTAACAAAAATACTTGGAGATGATGCCAGTATTGGAACTGTTTTATTGGAAGACATTGAACGTTGGTTTACAGCTCATATGATAGCTAGTACGGTATGGAAAACAACCACAGAGGAAAAGTTGGGGGATGCCACGGTGAAATATACAGGTGAGTGGAAACAGAATTTATCTTCCACCCCGTACGGACAAATGGTATTACAATTAGATATAACAGGTAAGATGGCTAATATTGGTAAGAAAGGTGCCGGAATATATGCAATAACAAGTTTTGAGTAATGGGAATAGCAAATTTTATAAGTCGATTATGTAATCAGGATGCAGTCTATTGGGGCAATCCACAGGATGATGGTAGAGGTGGATTTGCATATGATGATCCTGTTGAGATTAAATGCCGTTGGGAAGATGTTAATGAGGTGATTTCAATGGCTGGGGATGATAGAAAAAGCCGGGAAATTGTTTCAAAAGCTAAGGTGTGGGTTTTACAGGATGTTGATGAAGAGGGTTATTTGTATTTGGGTACGTTGGATAGTTCAGGAGCTTTAACCAGTGCAGAGGAAGATAATCCAGCGGATGTTGACAAGGCATACCAGATTAAATTGTTTGAAAAGACTCCGGAACACCGGCAGAGTAATAAGTTTATAAGAAAGGCGTATTTGTAATGGCATCAGTAAACCCAAATACAGGATTAAAAGGGATGGATATTGTTTTATCTAATCTTGCTAAGGAAATTAAAAAGATTGAAGGAAGATCCACAAAAGGATTAATAGAAGCTTCTATCATTATTCGTAGGGATATGGATTTTAGTGCTCCTATAATTCCAATAGATACTGGTAATTTACGAGCTAGTTGGTTTGTTACTTCAGGGACAAAGATTGAAAAAGGAGGACAGGCTTCATTTGAGGGAAAAGAAGCAGGGAAGTTAGCCACTGATCATGCTTCTGTAATATCGGAATATAAATCTGTTGCAGTAGCGATTCCGATGCCAGTTGTAATAATGGGATTTAGTGCTAATTATGCAACATTTGTTCATGAGATGGTAGATGCTAATTTTACAGGAGATCAAAGTAAAATAAAACGAACAAAAAGTGGTAAGGTAACTCAAGCAACTAAAAAATATACTCGTAGAGCCGGAGCTGGGGCAAAGTTTCTTGAAGCATCTTTAAAAAAGAATAGGAAATTAATAGTGGAAACAATAAGAAAAAATGCACATATAAAATGAATAGTCCTAGCGAAGATATCAAAGATATGCTGGTTGCCGATACGGCTTTAAATTTGGTTTTTGATCCCGAAATAGAGGGAAGAAATCTATTCATTGCAGTTGAGCCAACAGCACCAAAGAATTGTGTAACTATATTTGATACAATAGGAGGTTCACCACAATTAACTTTGGCAGGAAAAGGAGAAAATTATTACTACCCATCCGTTCAAATCAGAGTACGAAATACTGGTTACGTAGCAGGATGGGCATTAATACAAAAGATAAGGACTTCGTTACATGGCCGGGCACAGGAGACGTGTAATGATGGAACTTTGTACTCAGTTATTTATTGTTCAAGTGGTCCAGCTTTTTTGGACTGGGATGAGAATAGCAGAGTACGGTTTGTCATTAACTTCAATATACAGCGAAGATAATGATGTTTGTTTAATTTAATAATGAAAAGGAGGTAAAAAATGAGCAGTGAAGCAGTATCAGGTGTTAGCACAGTATTTCGGAGATGGAATGCCAGCACCGGAGTTTGGGCAGCGATATCAGAAATAAATACTATAACTGGTCCTAGTATGACCAGAGATACGATTGATGTAACTACCCTTGGTTCAACTGATGGATACCGTGAGTTTATTGCGGGATTCCGAGATGGAGGGACTGTTGTACTTTCAATGAATTTCACTCGTACACAATATGCTACGATGAAAGATGATTTTGAAAGTGACACCCTTGTCAACTATGAAGTTGTACTACCTGACACGGCGACAACCACCTTGGAGTTTGAAGGATTGGTAACTGAGTTACCATTAGTTATTGCCCCTGATGATAAAATCACACTTGATGTGACTATTAAAATCAGCGGAACAGTAACACTCAACTCTGGGTCGGCTTCGGCATCGCCAGGATAGTAGATAGAGTTTTAAAATAGTACTAATCAAGTATTTTTATTAATTTTTAAAAAGTTAAAAATCATGACAAAAAAAAGAGTTCTTTTAACCAGAGAGAATTTGTTAAAAAAGGAAGCATTAAAAACTGTTCAGGTTGATTTGGGGGGTAATCTAATTGTGTTTGTCCGTCAGATGACAGGAAGAGAAAGGGAGCAGTTTGAAAATCTGTTGGTAAAGAAAATCAAATCAAAAACAGGTAAGATTGTAGATTATCAACAATCAATGGGCGATTTCCGGGCTAAGTTAGCTGTTAATTGTTTGTGTGATGCGGAAGGAAAGAATTTAATGGAACCAGGTGATTTTGCTACATTAAGTCAAAACATGAGTGCTTCCAAATTGACTAAGATAGCAGATGCAGCCGGTAAGTTAAATGGGATAACAGAAGAGGATAAGGAGGAGTTAGTAAAAAACTCAGACAGCGACCAGGACGTCGCTTCCAGTTCCGGCTCTGTAAAGAATTAGGTTACGCTCATCCAGATTATTTACTGGATGAATTGACAAGCTCACAGTTGAGTGAGTGGCAGGCTTATGATAGATTAGAACCTATTGGGGATAGTCGTTGGGAATTTTCAATGGCTTCACTAAGTTCTTTGATTATGAATATTGCTCGTAGGGTGTGGGGAAAGAAAGACGTTGAAATGACTTCCCCAGATTTGTTTATGCCGGAATGGGATAGAGATCCAGATGAAGAAAGGGAACCAGTACGACAGACAACAGAGCAACAGAAACAAATATGGTTACAGATAGCAGATATACAAAATAAAAGAGTAAAAAAGGAAAAAGAAAGGGAAGCAAAATTTAATAAAAATCCACCAAAGAAGAGGGATAAAAAGAAATGAATTTAGGAGCATTAGTAGCAACATTAGGAGTCAATAGTGCAGGGCTTGTGAAAGCTCAAAAGGATATGCTGGCGTTTGAAAAGAAGACTCAGGCGTCTTTAACTCGAATCAATGCAAAGTTAGTGACAACCGGAGCAGCTATGAAAAAGGTAGGTAAAAGTATGACAATGTACTTAACCTTACCAATGGCTTTGGTTGGTGGTGCAGCTGTGAAAATGAGTATGGATTTTGAGTCATCAATGTCTAAAATAGTTGGATTGGTAGGTATTGCCAGGGAACAGGTGGATAAATGGGGTCAGGATATTATTAAAATGGCTCCGCAACTTGGTAAAGCTCCAAAGGAATTAGCCGATGCTTTGTTCTTTATTACATCGGCGGGTATTAGAGGAGCTGAGGCAATGGATGTGTTGAGGATGTCTGCGAAGGCATCTATTTCAGGATTAGGAGAAACAAAAGTAGTAGCCGACCTGGTTACATCTGCCATGAATGCTTACGGAAAAGAAACATTAAATGCAACTATGGCAACTGATGTATTAACAGCATCAGTAAGGGAAGGTAAAGCTGAGGCAACGGCTTTAGCAACA